TCCTGAATCGGTTGAAATATTCAATAATCAAATTGTAGTTGCTAATTCAGCTGATAAAACCATACAATTTTATGATTTAGGTGGTGTCTATCAGACACAAATAAGTGATTCAAATTGGGTTTATCCAAATGGTTTATGTAATATTAATGATGAAATTTTAGTCGTAATAGACGAGCAGGATTCTACGCTTTATTTTTACGATGTAGATGGAAATTTATTAAACACATTTTCAACGGGCTTAAATTTTCCGAAAGATTGTGTTTTTGTTGATGAAAAATTATATATAACAGATTCCGCAAATCATAGAATAGTCGTTTTAGATACGTTTATTGTTGAAAATATACCGTATTTATCAGCGGCAATAAGAAATTTAACGAGACAATTATATCCAACTGGACGAGCTTGGTGGTTGGTTATTAATAGTATATTTGATAAATTACATCAAGGATTAAGTTATTCAGAAGCAAGGGCATATGAAAATGATTTAAGTGTATTAGATGCAATTCTACCTGACAATGATAATTATACAACCACAGACGCAGAAAACCACGAATCAGTTTATGGTATTGTATCTAATTCAGCGGTTAGTTTAGTGAATAGAAAAAAAGCTATTACAAGAAAAATGCAATATCCGGGTAACATTCCGGCACGTCAAGATTATAGATATATTCAAGCACAACTTCAAGAAGCTGGATTTGATGTTTATATTCATGAAAATAGAACTGAGGTTGGTTTTACATATTATGATTTATTCACGTATGATTCATCAAGATATGATAGTGCATTTATATCTAGTGGTTATACAGTAATTGCTAATTATGTTGATGAATCAAAAGATGCATCATTTAATATAGGTGGACCGAGTACTGAGAATTTCTTATTTTGGGTTGGTGGTTTAGTATATGGCTCATCTGCGAATGTAGATGATGATAGAAAAAACGAATTTAGAGAATTAATTTTAAAATTAAAACCGGCTAATATGGCTGGATTATTACGTATAACTTATATATAAAATATTATGGCAAAGATTTTAAGTGATTCAGCAGGAATAGTAATAGACGCAGATTTTTTAGATGGAAAATTACAAGGCGGAGTAACGGTTGCAAGTGTTGATATTAATCAGGATATTGTTCAATTTTTTCAGAAAATAATGGCATTAGCCAGTATGACTGGCAATAATGATTTTGATAATGAAGTAAATGGGTATCAATTTATTGATGCGTTAAAAGTATTTAATAAATATTATTATGAAAATTATACATCTGGTTCAATAGACCCTACATTAGTACCGGCAGGTCATTTATGGCTTAGTAAAGACGGACAAGTTCAAATTGATGATGCTGGTAATTTAGCTGCACATGATATAACATCTGTTACTAATTTTATAGGAGATAATGCTGGAAAAATAGTTTTATCAGCTGATGTTAGTCAAAATATAGTTGTTAATAATGGGTCTAATACGCCGACAAGTATTACAAAAATAGGTGATGGTTTATATGATATTGAAACTACTGGCTTAGGTGCTTCGATTATATCAATAGGGAATGCGAATAATACCATTGGTACATATCCTTGTAATACGTATATAAATGCAGGTAAATTAAGAATAAGAATAACTGATTTAGCAGGTGCGGCGATTGATTCACCATTTTCTATAATAGCTTATTGGTAGAACTATGGCACAAACATTTGACATAAACATGACGGAAGTCATTGGATTCACTAATAAACTTAGTAAACTTCATAAGTACGCAATACCTTTGGCGATACGTAGTACGTTAAATGATGCCGCTTTTGAAGCAAAAAAAGTATTGCCTTTGGTATGGGATAAAAATTTCACAGTTAGAAAAATGTCATTTATAAAATCCCATGCACGTATAAATAAAAGTTCTAATACTACCAATATAAAAAGCATGGTATCTGAAATAGGCATTTTAAAAGGCAAATCAAAGGCAGGAAATAGATTAGCATTTCAAGAAGTCGGAGGCATTATTGAATCTCATTTTATGCCTAGAGATGTTGCAAGAGATGAGAGTACTAGGTCTGGGAAAATTAGTAAAAGAGCGTATTTTCAAAGAAATAATATTCGTAAAGCTAACAATAAACAGCAGTTTATTAGAATGGCGTATATGAATGCAAAAAGTAATAAATCAGATTTAATATGGTATAAAGATTTAGTTTTTAATGTTGATAGTTTCAGTAGTTCTGGCGGACAATTAGATATTAAATATGATGTGTTATATTCTACCAAGAAATCGAAAGTATTTATTGAAGGGAGGGGGTTTATTCGTAAATCCGCTAAATTAGCTATTCCGAAAATGCCTACTTTTTACCGTAAAAACGCTGAGTTCAGAATCAAAAAAGAAATGATGAAATATATGAAATAAAAATAATAATTATGGAAAAAGTAGAGAAAATTTATAATTCGTTAGTTAGCTCAACATTACTAACTGTAAACACAGATAAAGACTTCAATAAGTTTAAATTATTAATAATGTCTTTATTGGATATTGATAGTAAGTTGGAATGTGAAAATTTAGTTAATGAATTTCTTTCCCACTTGAATGATAATGATATTATAAAGGTAAAAATTAAATAATGAGCTGGAAAGATAAAGTAGAAAATATAGAATTAACAATCACAACTGGAGATGGAAAAGTTTGGCAACCGCTTTGGCGAGAAGCAAATAAAGATGTTGAGTATAATACATCAGGTTTTGAAGCTATTGATATAGAGGGCACTTATGTTAATCGTAAAAAGAAAAAGGGCGATAAATACCCAATTACATTATATTTTACGGGTGAAGATTGTGTTGACGATGCAAAATTATTTGAAATTTCAGCTCGCGATGCTAGACCTTGGATTTATAAACACCCTTATTTAGACGCTGTAACTGTTCAACCAGTTAAGCTTAGATTTGATTATTCGCAACATAATGTCGTAGTAATTACAGGAACTTTACTTGAAACGATTGCCAGAAAATATCCACAAGAAATATCACAACCAAAAAATACGGTTGAGGTTAAATCAATTGAAGCAACTGCGACACTTAGCGAAGTATTTACCGAAGAAATTACCACACCGTTATCCGGAAATATAGAACCAAATCAAACATTTGTTGATAGGTTTAATAATATTTGGAAATCAGTGGCTCAGGCTCAGGCTAATTTAGCTATATTAAAGGAATTAGCAACCACGGCTTCGAGTGCCGTACAAAATGTTATATCCGACGTTACATCGTTTATTGATGGCATAATTAATCTAATTAATTTTCCTTTAATATTAGTTCAGGATATTGAATTTAAAATTAGTGCAATGGTTGAAAGCATTCAATTACTTGAAACTATTTTTATTAATGTCGCAGATACTACAATTTCAGCTGATGTGCAGACAAAAAATAATATATTTTATGAATTTTTAGCATCTAAGTCAATGGTTGCCATGGGTGATATGCTTATAAGCAGTGAATACAACGACTCAGACCAAGTGCTTAGAGCTATTAATTCGTATAAAGATATATCTGATGAAGTTTTATTGAATTTTGAAAATAATGATTATAATCAAAATCCACAAATCGCATTAGATTTGGATATAATGGTTAATGTGACAATAGCTAATTTATACGACATTGCATTTAATACTAGAAATATAAGGCTCGTTATATTGCCAAAAGATACTAATATAATTATATTGGCTCATAAATATTATGGTGCGGGCGATGCTGATTTAGACGAATTTATACTACAAAATAATATCACAGGAGGTGAGTATTTACAGATAAAAAGTGGGCGAGAAATTAAATATTATTCAAAATGAGATTAGAAATAAATGGGGTAACATTCAGTAATTTTAATAATTATGAGATTAATCTTATGTTTAATGCCGTTGCATCGTCTTTTAAATTCACTGCTCAGTATAATTTTATTGATAAATTGATTGATTATCCTGTATGTTATATTTATAATGATGCTGGTGAATTATTAATTAAAGGCACAGTATTACCACCAACATTAAAATCAAGTTCAATGCCTGAAACAACAACTGTTCAAGGTTATTCATCATCAGGTGTATTAGAGGATTGTCAGATGCCGGTTAGTTTATATCCTTTACAATTTGATGGTATGAATTTAGCTGAAATCACTGATAGATTATTGAGTGCTTTTTTGTTCACTTATTCATACTCTGATTTAGTAAAAGATGATTTATTCAAGGTTCATGAAAAAGTACAAGCCAAACCAGCCAAACCAACCCAATTAGATAAAATCACTGATAAATTATTGAGTGATTTTTCATACAATGATTTAGTAAAAGATGATTTATTCAAGGTTTATGAAAAAGTTTCAGTCAACCCAACCCAAACAATAAAGGAATTTCTCACACAATTAGCCACAGAACGCAATATAATATTAAGTAATAATAACGACGGTAGTTTACTTTTTACAAGGTTAGATACTACGAGATTAACTCCTGTTGATACTTTTGAGGTTGGTAAGCATGGAATAAAAAAAATGGCGCTGCAAATCAACGGACAAAAACTACATAATCCTATTTGGGTAATTGGTCAAGCTGGCGAAATGGCTGAGGGTGATGCCACTGAATATATGATAACAAATCCTTATGTCGCATATTTTAGACCAAAAGTTGTGGTTGCTGAAATTAGTGAGGAATTTGATGCAAAAAAAACAGCAAGAAATGAGCTAGGAAAAGAACTAGGAAATATTCTTTTAACTTTTGAAACAACAAAATTTAATAAACCGGGGCAATTAATATTAGTTCAAAACGCTGACTTAAAAATAAATAATTTAACTGAATTTTTCATCCAATCAGTGAAGATAAAAGGTGGTTCAAATGACGTAGAAATGTACACATATATATGTGTTTTAAAAGACGTATATACTGATAATGATGTAATAAATATATTAAAATAATATGATAACAATAGCAAAGGTTTTACAAGCAACCAATGAATTTGTAAAGGTTTTAAGATATGGATTATCTGATGTATCAACACCAGAACAGGCATTACCATTCGGAATTGATAGTAAACCGATAAAAAATAAACGAGCAGTTGTTTTAAATACGGCACGAAAAGGAAAAAATGTTACGGTTGGTTATTTGATTCAATCTGAATTAGCAGAAAGTGGAGAAACTCGCATCTATTCAACAGATGATAATGGTAATGAAATGTTTTATATTCAGTTGTTTAAAGATGGCACGTGTGAAATTGGAGGCGATGCTGATAATATGGTTAGGTATGCACCATTAAATAATAATATTCAAGATTTTAAAAATCAAATTCAAGCTCAACTGGTATTAATTCAAACAGGAATTGTTGGTGCTGGTGGTGCATATACTCCCGGAACATTAACAGTTGATATATCAACTTCTAAAATAGATGATATTAAGACTACGAAGTATGTGCCTTAAAATTTAATAGTCTTTTTCTTTACCAGCTGAGTAACATCAAAATCAAACAAAGAACTATTAATCGTGCCTTCAATTATTGATATAATAAATTTTTGTATTAATTCTAAATCGGCACTTATGCAATAATATCCACCATTAACAGTTATATTCTCGCCCCACTCTATTTGTTGCTCTATATGTGATTTTTTATGCACTGAATGCGGAGCTTTAATTTCTATTCCTGCAAATATACCATTTGCAAAAAATTGTAAATCACTTGCTCCTGCGTGCATTCCTAAAGCTTTTTTGTGCTTACTGTCTTCATTGAATACAGCCCACAAACTACCATAATACTCTGGGTAAGTTTGTGAGAACCATAATACGATATCGCATTGTAATTTATCTTCTTTTTTCATTTGGTTATGAATTAAAATCAAATCTTTCTTGTTGTTTTTTCTTGTTATAACCTACTAAAAAACCTAGTCCATAATCAAAAGTCATTGTTAATCCTATTGTAATAATAATTGTCCACATAATTTCTAACTTTTTAATTCCTTACAAATATATAATATTATATAATACATTCCAAATATATTAATATGTTTTACAACATACTACAAAATTCAATAGCTTTTCTGATAGTCGCTGAACTCCATCCATATTCAAAACCAAACTGTTTAATCGCCTTTTCACGTCCACGATACCAGAGTTGTCTCCATAACCAAGCGGATTTATGTTTCTTTATTTTCCAATACTCATATAATTTAGCATTAGTCATATCTTTTATTTGCTCCGTTTTTACAGCCTTATTTTTCACTGTATCAAATGCCGTACCAGTTAAATCAATAGATTTTATTTTTTTATCTGGATATTTAAATCCACAAAAAGGACATATCTTGTATGATGCCATAATCAACCTACGGCAACCTTTTTCATCAGTAATTGGTTTACCTTCGCTATTGAATCCACAATTTTTAACAGGTGGAATACCTTTACCACCATATTCGTCGTGCCATAAACTCCATGACCTATTTTCTGCATAATAACCTAATCGGCTGCAATTACCACCAAAATCAAGTATATTAAAGCTTGTTTTTCGCTTATTTATTCGCGAACCACGACCTAGCATCTGTAGAAGTAAGGTGATTGAGATAGTTGCACGGTTTAAAATGATTGTCTCAATTGATGGACAATCATAACCAGTTGTTAAAATTCCAGCATTTACAAGTATTCCACATTTTGAATTACTGAACCACTCTAATACATCACTACGTTTACCGCTATATTTCGCAAACGCATCAGTATAGAGGTTATATAATTTCATGCGTTCATTGTATCTTACAATATCGGCTGGTTTATCTTCTTTTGGTTGTTTTGGCTTTGCTACGACAGAAACTAAAAAGCGTACATCTAAACCACTTTTTATTAGTTCTAGTGTCGTTGTAATAGTATGCTCTATATTTACGCAGAAAACAAGTGTCTTGGTGTTTGGTGCTATGTTATTATAGTTCTTTACTAGACCTGAATACAGTTGAGGTGAATTAAACATTTGAAACATTGATTTTTCTTGATAGTCTCCTTTCATTCTATCAATTGCAACATCTTTCATATTTGGTGAATCTAATCCATAGTAATCATCTCCAACTAAATAACCTAAATCAATTAGTTGTTGAACGGATACGGTTTGTATTATTTTTTGATAATCCAATCCTAATTGACGCATTTTTCCGCTTCTTTTTGGCGTTGCTGTAAATCCTATTATATATTTCGATTTAGTTAATTTTGATTGTAAAATGAAATTAAATTCTTGCTTATGGCATTCATCTATAATTATTAAATCAATTGACTTGATAAATTCCTGCCAATACTCTTTATCTAATCGACGCCTCAAAGTCTGAGACATAGCTATATAACAGTTAAACGAATTTGAAACTACGTTACAACCAGCCTCGATGTAGAATGAATTTAAACCTACTTTTTTAAACGAACCACCCGCCTGAGTTAATAGTTCCACCCTGTCTGTTAATACTAATATTTTTTTGTTTTTTTGTGATACTCGCCTTGCTAATTCGGAGAAGATTACGGTCTTACCACTGCCAGTAGGTGCTTGAACGATTAATTTTTTAATATTCTTACTAAAAGAGGAGTGAATATCGACTATACACTCCTCTTGATATGGACGAAGTTTTAGCATTTAAAAATCTAATTCTGGTAAATCTTTTGACTCAGGTGGTGGTGGTGTAGCCTCTTTTTCGACTACCTTTTTCTTCGATTTTGCTTTTGCTTTTGGCTTTTCAGCAACTTTTCCATCAAAAAATACATTTCCGCCCTCAACTAATATATCACCATCTGCCAACGTATTAGCGTTGAAATCACCTGTTATATTAATAAATAAAGTTAAATCTAAATCCTTACCCATTTTTTCGAGTAATTCAGTGGTCTTATTGTCCATTGGTATATTATCAATGAACATATATCTCATTGCTTTTTTCTTCTGCGATAATAAATGATTTTGAATAAGTAAGCAGATGACAGGTTTTTGAGTGCCCGAATAAGACGATAATTTACGCATTTCATTTTCAGGATTATTGAAATATTTAGCGTCATAAATACCGTTATACATGAGATAGATATCTAACTGCTCACCATTTTCTTCTGGTACAATCTCTAGTCCATCAACACCAGTATCAACTTTTGCGAGTAATTTAGCATAATCACGATTTAATGATTTAACTTCATCGTCTGCATTTTTCCATTCATTATATGAATCTATGGCAGTAACAATAAGGTTTATTTCAACACCTTTTTCTTTTTCCTCTAAGAGTGCTGCGATTGCGTGGTTGAATTTCTTGGTATCAATTACCACTTTTTCTGCTGACGCATTGCGATAATCTGTACGTAGATTTGTCATTTGTGACGTTATATCATTAGCTTTTATATCTTCAAATATAGTATTTGTAACCATAATACCTTTTTCGTCGAATTCAATTAATTGTGGTTTAGTTTCATTAATAGGAGCTTCCGAATCTAGTAATTTTTGAATATTCAAATATGTGGCATCTTTTAACTCTAAATTCTGCAACTGGATATTAATTTTATTCCTAATTTCTGCTATTGTCATACGTGCATCATAATCAATTTTTAATTCTTGATTATACGCATTTGCTTTAATCGTTAATTCAGCGACTTTGGTTTTAATAGTTTGTAACTTACCATCTTTACCACTGGTTGATTGAGTTTCTTCAATGGTTTTTAGCTTTTCCTGCTCTTTTATTTTTGCTTCAATCGCATTAATATCCACTGAGTCAGGATTTCCAGATGCACGGTCAGGGTCAAAACCTCGTTCAATTAAATCTTCTTTTATTCCGCCGTATTGCTTACGAATGCCGTCACGTGTTGAACGGTGTTCTTTTGCTTCATCTAATTGATGCAAAATTGTACCTTTATACGCGGGTGAATTTCTATCAAAAATTACGCCAAGTTCACTAAATGCGTATTGATACATTTTTAACAATATTTTTTTCTGCATGGTTGGATTTTCCGAAGTTAATTCATCCAATCGCCAAGTTAATTCAGTTTGTAATGCTTCTAGATATTTGGCTGGCGTTGCTTTTTCGCCGTCTATTATTGGCTCTTTGATTTTTTTATTATCTCCATCTTTGGCGTATAATGAATAATTTAATCCACCATCTTTATCAGTTTTACAACTTACCCAAACATTCAAATCACCATCAATTAACTGAACTTCCGTATCAATTACGCCGTAAAGTTTTTTATCTGTAAGGGTTTTTGAACCCTGTGTACATAGTTTAATGGCTGTTTGGAGTTGTGTCTTACCTGCTCCGACCTCACCACGAATAACTGTGTTTTTATCTTCTTTAAACTCAACTTCGCAGGCACTTAATGCACCTAGTTGTTGGTTTATTGATAAACCTATTATTTTTACTTTTTTTTGTTTCATACTCGTACTCCTCTCTTTTTATCACTGCCAATTAAGCCGTTAATTGCACGTACATAAGTACCATTATTCCATATTAATGCACCTCTTAATTTTTTTGGAACGAAGGCGAAATACCTTTTCCAATCTTGATTTTTTCTTGGTTTTCCCATAATATTAATTTTTTAATTCCATACAAATATATAACAAAATATAATACTTTGCAATATGTTTTACAACATATTGTTTTATATTGCTTATTCATAGTCTTTTATAGCGTTTTGTAATACGAAAGCTACGTTTACTAGGTTGTTAGGCAATATTAGAATAAGGAAGATTGCTCGCTTCTCCATTTTATATCATGAACGTGTAACACTTCAAATTTGTCTTCCAGAAACAAGCCTGAATGTTCATCTTTTTTCATTTTAATAAGCAAATCAACTTCAAGTTTATCTCCTGCTCCAAACCTTAATTTTTCATTAAGAATACGTTTTAAAAAAACATCATCTTTTATCGCTACTTGATTTATTTTTCTGTTTTCATATACGAAACTCCATTTACTCCCTTTCTTTGGAATAGTTTCCCATTTTAAAATACCAATAAATACTTTTTTAGTTTTGTCTTTTAATTCACTATCTAAATAAGGATTATGTGTTGTCATATTCTCAAAATCATCTTTTGAAGCACGAACCACTACATTGTCTGATTGTTTATCTGTGACAATAATATTCTCAATATCAACATCAGTATCTAATGCTTTTCCATTATGCTTGAATGCGTTATTGATTACTTCGTTATTTTGATATATATTAAAAGCATCTTTTTCAACTATAATGCTATTATCATTACCACTAACATATATTTCTATTTTAGTTCCTTTATCTACGGTTTTAGTCGCTTTTTTATCTTTAAGAAATGATTTTACTGTAATATACCCTGAAACTATTGAAAAAATATTTGATGAATAACTTATATTCTCCAAAGCAAATAAGCTCGTAACAGTTGTAATTTCTATAATCTGATTGACATCAAACGAACCTTTTTCAAAAGCCTTAACTTTGATACTTAAATCTAAATCAGGATATAACTGTGTTTTTATTTCTTGCAATATTGCTGTAAAATGGAATTGAGATGCAAGTAAGGTGTTAATGTCGATTGTGTGAGTATCGCAATCATATTTAAACTCATAATCTTTTTTGATTGATTTTTTCAAGATGGGTATTTTATATTTGACTGTAAACATACTAATATTATTTTTTATTTTAATTAAAAATGTTGTTAAACATTGCCTAACAAACAATAAACAAGGCATTTTGGGTGCGTGGCTCGCTAGCAACCTTGTTTGTAATTTAAGCCCACAAAATCTTTTTGATTTTGTTTATTTTGACGGGTAAAAATATTTTGTTACTTTTATCCGTAATTAATGACTGCTTTAAGCTCCAAATCGCTGTTTATTGCAGTCGTTGTATGCAATATGGCTTAGTGTCGTGCATTTAATAAACATTCTACCATATATCCCAAAATATTTAAAAATCCCCCCTCTCTTTCTGCTCTTTGGTAGGCATCTTAGAATTGAAAACGATATTTATCATCTGTTCATCGTTATTCGTTAAATATTCTAAAAGTATTCTTTTTTTACCTTGCACTGCGGCTTCACCAAACGTTTTATTGGTAATCATCATCGGAGTATTACACAGCCTCGCTGTTTGTCGTATTACTTCTTTATTTGGATTTTTCTTATAGTCTTCGTGAAGCATAATGTAAGGATAGGCATTGTATTTGAATAGTAATTTTATCCTTTTAAATAAATCAATTATGTCCCTTTCGTAAAAAGCATTATCATATATCCCTTTTCTGTCAAATCCAACAATAACATAAAAAAACATCATAAACGAAAAAGGCTTATTAAAATAATACTCTTTTAAACGCTTCTCTATTAATATGTAATCCGCAATATTATCGAAAGCAAAATGAAATAACTTAACGCCTCCCTTTCCGTTTTTTTCTCCGCTTTTTTTATAATTACTATTCCATACTATATTCATTTTTTTCTTATTTAGTAATCTGAAATCCATCCCTTGCTTAAATACAAACGGAATGTTTAGATTGTTTAATTCCTCAAACGTTTTATAAAAGTCCTTATATGCCGTAATGTTATCATCTAAAAGCATTACATATGGTCTTTTGTTATCTACAAATTCCACTAATTTTGAGTGAGCTTCTACTTTTTTAGAATTCCTGTTTATGCAAAAATCACACTGCCTTATACATCCACGTGTTATAAAACCTATTGAATACTTATGATAATAATCATGAGAACAACTTGGTATGTTTTCATAAATAGAGTAATCGGGGAAAGAGTGCTCAATGTCATAATTCAATGGTGTTGCTTTATCATAATAGAATCCAGACCCGCCTTTTATAACATTTGGAATATTGTCGATAAACTTAGGCGTTTCGGTATCAGAAAATACTTTACTAACAAATATCACATCGAATTCGATAGTAAATAAATTATTAGGGTTTATTTCTTCAAAAGAGATTAATATAACATCGCAACCTTTATTTTTATAATACGAACTTAACTTCATTATTGCTAAATTTGGGAAGCTATGATTCGACCTTGTGCATAGTTCATTGTCAATTAAACCTATTCTTTTGGCTTTTTCAAAGCCACTTTTGCCATCACACATTTTAAAATATTTTTACGTTAGTACATTTAATTATCATTCGTGGTATTAGTCGCCAAAAAGCATACAACACTAAATATAAGCCATAGAAAAAACGGCTCATATTATTTCCGTTATAAAACATATTCACTAGATGCTACTCTAATAGCATCGTGCATACTAATACTATCACTTAAATATAATTTAATAGCATTATCACTAATTTCGGCACGCTGTAAAATTGCTTCTTGGTGTATAGGTGAGGCATCAACAATAATATTTTTAATTCCTTTTATCATTTTATCAGCATCTTCATCTTCTGCATTTATAAAATCCCATGCAGAATTAACAGGGTAACTGGTAACGTAGTACAATTTTTTAACTTCAAGAGCTAACATTTCTGTTTGAACTTGCCAAAAATCCATATGTTTACTGTCCATATCAACCTCTGTACGCTCATAATAAGTCTCCCAATTCATAGCAGCCTTAGCCTCAAAACCAATATCATCGCTTATCGTTCCAATCAATGCACCATCTGGCGATGCACCTAGATAATTATTTATTGGGACGTATGGCTGTTCTACGAATTTTAACTTATTTTTCTTCATCAATCTTTTAATAATTAAAGGTTCCGCTTTACGACCATATTTAAAATTCATATTATCGCCTTGCCGCGGAACGATATTCGTTTCACGCTCTTTGGCTTTTGCAAATATGTATTTTTTGGCTTTTTTACTAAAGTCTAACAGCTTTTCAGGACGACCCCAAGGCATTTTATTAGTTGCTGGTGTGCAACTCATTAAATCAGTTATTTTTGAGCCTGTAAATCGTCCACATCTGTCTTTATGCCATTTTTCTGTATGTTGAAGTTCTTCATCAACGTATTCGATTTTAGCAGGCAAAAAAGCCATATTACAGTCATATATCTTATTTTTCATCGTGCTTTCTAATTGTAAATTCTGATGATAAATTTTGTTTTGAATTTAGTTTACGGTTTAAATTGCGTCCAAATATATTACCCAACGTACCTAATGCGTTACCAATCGCCTCTGAACGTACTGATGGCGTATTATACTCTAGTGCATTTTTCTTTTTCTTATGCGGAAAATCGGTTACTTTTGCACCTGAATCCATTTGAATTGGCGTTGCTGCCGAACCTGTACACATAAATTCTTGAGCACCCGGATAGTTTGGAATTATTACCAACTTAACGGTGCATAATAGCTCATTTGCAATATTTATATACTGCTCATTTATAACATTCCATTGATGGAATAAATCGTCTGCAATAGCTTCTTTGATTGCTTGGGGATAGTATCTATGCGTAGAACCGTTACCTACATCCCTTGTCTGCTCGTATTCCTTTGGCATTATGCTATCCAAAGCAGCTATGTATTCCGCTCTATTCTTAAATTTATAATCTTCTTTCTGTTCCATAATTTTTTTACATTAAATTTACATTTGGTCTTCCATTTTTTTCCCACTTATCGATTTCTTTTTTATTAAACATCAAAAAACCGCCTCTTTTACTAGATGGAATTTTACCCTCGCAGTTCCATTGATATAATGTTCTTTTTTTGACGCCGATATACACCATAGTCTCCTGAACATTCATAAAACCCTCGTTACTGCGTAATCCTGCAAGTCTTTTTTTATTCCAGATGTCTATCTTGATTTTGTCAAATACAAGCTCTTTGCCTGTATTTTTATATGGAATTACCTCACGGCTTACCATATCGTATATCTGTGACTTTGAAAAGTGTTTCAGATACAATGCTAATTCTGTTATATTCATTTCTTTAATAATTTTTGAATTTCTAAATCTTTTGATTCTATTGCAGCTTGGTAATTATATGTATCCGTCATATGTGCGGCTTCCGTAGAATCAATATAAATTCTTTTTTGCTCGTTAAATTCATGCTGAAATTTTAATGAGCATATAAAAAACGATGCTATAATTATAATTATGACTATCAGTAATATAGCAATCGATGTATCTTTAGTTTCTTTCATGGTTTTACCCCCTAATTTCAGCAGCCATTTCAGCTACAATAGCAATATCTTCCATTGATATTAATGCCACCTCTTCGCTGTTATCACTACTGTTAAATTTTTCAATTAAATCTTTTGCCATGAATCCACCAGCTACGCACTCAATCGCGGCTTGCTTGAATTGGTCATTGTATATTGCTGTGCATATGCTAATGAATTGCTCTCTTTTTTTCATATCCTTAAAAAATTACTAATTTCTTCTTTTAATCCAGCTCCACCAAATTGGCTACCATATAGCCAATATAAGTATTGCGTCTCTACTACGCTACACATTGAGCGAACCTTTCTACCTTTGTATATTCCGAAGCTTATTACCATACTGATAGTTTGTTATTAGCCCATTTAATCGCAGCTTTTTCACTCATGTATGATTTACATTCAAGTATCTGCTCTGAGCCTTTTGTTATGTCGCAAAAAAAACAATTATATATATCAAAACAATCTTTTATTATATCTACTTTTTTAGTCTTCTTTTTGTTGTGTAAGGTTATCATAATTTTTAATTTTTAATTCCTTACAAATATATAACATTATATAAAACATTTAAAATTTATTTGTATGTTTAAAAACATACTATAATTACTCCTGCGATTTAATACTAAAATAACTCAATTTTGTGTGAATTTGTTCTACAATATCATCCAATGCTTTTTTCAAGCATCGTTCTTGAGGACCGTAGTACTGCCCTACTTTGCCCTCCTCTACGGATATTAAATAATGTACGCCTTTTTGCATACGAAATAATTTATAAACTAAAGCCCCTAATTTAATCTCAACTACGACATCGGTTTTTTCGATATCAAAAGTCATTTCGCATTCTAATTTTATTGTTTTTTTCATCCTATTGTTAATTTCTTTAACTGGTTACTTAATCCTTTATTATCTTCTTTAAATTTCTTTAGCTCATCTTCAAGTTCTTTTATTTTATAATTCTTCATTATAATAACGACATCATTATGTTTTTTTCGCTCCAATGCCTGTGCATATATTTCTGATTTTTCAAGTCCTAGATGAAAAATAACTGGTACATGATTTTTAAAGTAATTTAATAGCTCTAATTGTGTGTAATTATGACTAATGAATATGATAAAATCACGTAAAATTTTTGACTCCTCTGGAAATAATATTTTACTTAGCATATTTTATATTTAAAAAAGGACTCTTTCAACCTTTGGTTTATAATTTAATTCTTTTGCTTTATTTTTTAAAATAATCTTTATTTCGTCGTGCACCAATTTGCTCCAATTTATTTTATTTTGCTTTAAAAAATATATTAATTCATGTATTTCAGCGTCTAATCTGATGCTTTTTACTGTTTTTATATTGCTTATTCATAGTCTTTTATAGCGTTTTGTAATACGAAAGCTACGTTTACTAGGTTGTTAGTAGCCATTTTAAAGAACGACATCGCTAACAACTTCATTTCCCCATACATCCCAACCTTCGTGCTTTTCACGAGCAAATAATTCTATTCTTTCAAGGTCGCCAAAAGT